AATGTCACCACGACCGACACACCCGGCATCTTGCCAGTGCCGATCGTGTCTCCTATCTACAATAATTTCGTGGCTAACTACAGGCCCTTGATTACTGCAATGGGAGTCCGCCAAATGCCACAGAGTGGCAAGGTCTTCATCCGTCCGAAGGTCACCACACACACGACCATCGGTGCAAGTAACGGCGAACTCGTCGCACTTGATCAAGGAACTTTCGTCGTGGACGACATTCAGATCACCAAAGCCTTGTACGGCGGATTCGTGAAACTTTCTGAAGAGTCAATGGACATGACCTCACCTGAGGTTCTCGGTGCTTTGATTGATGACATGGCTCGCATCTACGCAAACGCGACAGATGTCGCAGCCTGCACGACTTTCGAAGCAGGAGTCACCCAGACTCAAGCACTCGCCGATGTCACCGATCCTGCAGACTGGGTGTCGTTCATCTACGGAGCTGCACAGCAGATCCTCACCAACAGCAACGGCAACCTGCCCAATGTGATGGTGGTCAGTCCCTCGTACTACGCGTCACTCGGCGCATTGGTGGACACTGCTGGTCGTCCGTTGTTCCCGAATGTCGGCCCACAAAACGCAGTCGGCACCGGCGCATCAGCATCAACCTTCAACGGCAACGCCTTCGGCCTGTCGCTCGTGGTTGACCGCAATATCACCACCCTTCCGATCTATGTCGGCGACAGCACCGGCTTTGAGTGCTGGGAACAACAAAAGGGTGCCATCTCAGTAGAACTCGCTGATGGTGCGCTTGGTCGTGTCATCAAGTTCCGCGGTTACTTCTCGTCCGTCATGATTGACGCGACCAAGTTTGTCACCAAGGCCTGAACCGAATAGACGAGTAGAGAGAACGAACGATGGCAACATTTACAGTCACGCATCAGATGGTGCTTGACAATGTTGCCGTCGTTCAGACTCTTGAATCAACTGACATCGCTGTCGGTCAAACGATCACACTGTCAGGATGTGCAGCACAGCTCAACGGCGCTCACATCGTCTTTGCTGTGCCGACCTACCTGTTCCTCGGAACAGATGAAGAAGGCGACTACCTTTTTGATCCCGATGTCATCATCCCGAACCAGCTGCTCTTCCAAGATGTCGGCGACGACCTCCCTCGAGAAGCAGTTGATCCAGTCGGCTCGCTCGTCTGGACTCAGACCTGCACTTGGATAAATCTTGCCGATCTCACCGAGTTTCTCGGCATTAGCGGAGCGACCGCCAATGACACAGCCTTCATGACTTCATCAGTTAATGCGAGTAATGCATGGTCATTTCGGCGCAGAGTTCAGGCCGGCTACCATGATTCATTGACCAGCGTCCCTGATGCTGCAGTAAAAGCTGGAGTCGTGCTCATGGCGGCCTCGTTGTACAGAGAGCGCGGAAGTTTGGACTCCTTCAATAGTTTCCAAGACATGAACATCAGCGCACCTGTCGCTTCAATGGGCCGAATCAACCAGTTGCTCGGCATCAAGAGATCGCAAGTGGCATGAGATGGCAGGCATCTTCACAGAAACGATTGATGCTGTCTCAGCGACGATCACAGCTCTCGGCCTTGTGCCGGTCACTGACCCTCGGAACGCTCGACCTCTTACTGTATTCATTGAGCTTCCTACTTTCAGCTCGTTCAATAACCAAACGGCGGACATCACGATTGATCTCCGAGTGCTGGGCGCGCCACCCGGCAACCAAGACACTACGAACTACATACTCGGAGTCGTTGACACGCTCATGAACTCCTCCCTCGCAGTTGTCTCAGGCAGACCTACGATCGCCTCGATCGGATCAGCCGAGCTACCTGCATATGACCTCACAATAAGAATCGGCACTAGCCGCGTATAAAGGACAAAACAATGACCGCAACAGTCACCTACCTAGCCAACCCCACCGTCACCGTCACAAGCCCATCGGCGATGACACTCACCGATCACTGCTCAGCAGCGACCTTGACACTCACCGCTGAAGCACTTGAGAACACAGCCTTCGGTCAGACCTCACGCACCTTCACCGCTGGCCTCTTCAGCAATGAGCTCACGCTCACACTGTTCCAGAGCTACGGCGCGACCGAAGTTGAAACCATGCTGAACTCAATGTTCGGCGTAATCTCCACGATCGTCATCAGCCCTGCCGGCGCAACCGAATCAGCCTCGAATCCTGAGTACACGCTGACTGGTTGTTACTTGGCGACCGTGACTCCGATCTCGGCAGCAGTTGGCGAGCTCTCAGTTGTTGAGGCGACCTTCATGGGCGGAACATTCGGCCGCGACATCACCTGATCTAGTAACTAATCCGAACCCCGACTAGGAGAACCCATGAAACTCACACTCAGTGTCAGACTCGCCGATGGCGAGACCTACCAAGTCATCACGAACCTCTTCGTGATTATCTCGTGGGAGCGTAAGTTCAAGCGACGAGCATCAGATCTTGCGAACGGGATCGGGATGGAAGATCTAGCCTTCATGGCCTACGAGGCCAGTAAACAGCAAGGTCATCCAGTCCCGATCTCATTCGATGAGTTCGTCAAGAAATTGGAAGATCTAGAAGTCGTGGAGACTGCGACCGCAGTCCCTACACAGGAGGCTTCCGGCGACAACTAGCAGCTCTGCTAGTTGAGACTGGGTTCTGGCCTCCGCACATAACATTCGAGACAGACGATCTGGCGACTTGCGTCCAGATCATCAATGAACAAAGACGGAAGACCTAATGGCTGCATCAGTAGGAGTTGACTACGCAGGACTCAAAGATGCGCTTCGTGAGATCCAGAAGGTTGATCCTGCTCTCCGTCGGCAGATCACCAAGGACATTAAAGCAGCTATGGATCCTCTTGTCTCTGCGATTAAGGACTCAATTCCGTCGTCGCCACCGTTGACAGGACAGAAGCACAACGGACGCACAGCATGGAAGAACGAGTCAAAGAATGTCGTCGTCAAAGTGGACACGCGCAAGGCTCGCAAACGCAACCTCAGCGCAGGAGCACAGTACGAGTCCATCGGAACAGTGAAGATCACCGCAAAAGGTGCAGCTCTCTCTATGACCGACATGGCAGGACGAGGCCCAAACCAAACACGCAACAAGAACCCTCTGCGCGCTCGACCCAATTTCGCTAACGATCTCACCAGCAAACTCCGCAGCCCTTCACGCTTCATGTGGGCGCGCTCTGACGACTATCTGGACGAGATCACTCGGCGAGTCGACATGATCGTTCAAGAAGTCATGGGACAAACCAATAAGAGGATCGTGAAGCGCTAATGGCTATCAACCTCCCCATCATCTCAGAGTGGAACCCTGCCGGCATTGACAAAGCGATCGCCGACTTTAAGCGTCTAGAAACTAAAGGCGAGAAGGCAGCGTTCGCCATCGGCAAGGCTGCAGTTCCTGCAGGGCTCGCTATCGCAGCGATCGGCGCTGTCGCTTTTGATGCTGTCAAAGCGTTCGCAGAAGATGACGCTGCAGCCCAAAAACTTGGCACGACTCTTAAGAATGTCACCGGAGCATCAGACGCTCAAGTCTCATCAGTTGAAGACTTCATCTCAAAGACTTCAATAGCTGCAGCTGTCGCCGACGACGAACTACGCCCAGCCCTCGACTCACTCATTCGAGGTACTGGAGATGTCACCAAGGCCCAAGACCTTCTCGGTCTCGCTCTTGATGTCTCTGCCGGTACTGGGAAGGATCTCGGCGCTGTCTCAGATGCACTCTCAAAAGCATTTAACGGCAACCTCGGCCCACTGAAGAAACTAGATCCAGCACTAGCCGATCTGGTTAAGAGTGGCGCATCAGCGGATGAAGTATTCGCAGCAATGAGCGAGACTTTCTCTGGTCAAGCGGACACTGCAGCGAACACGACTCAGGGCAAGATGAAGAACCTCGGGATCCAGATGGGCGAACTCAAAGAGTCCATCGGTCAAGCGGTCGTCCCTCTCGCTGAGAAACTTCTTCCGAAGCTCTTGGAGTTCGCTTCATGGGCTCAAAAAAACAAGGGCATCATCGTCGCTGTCGGTGCAGTGATCGGCGGACTCGCTGTCGCAATCATTGCAGTCAATACAGCCATGAAAGTTTGGACAGCAGTCACAAAAGCATTCGCAGCAGTTCAAAAAGTTTTCAATGCTGTCATGGGAATGAACCCGATCTTCCTCATTGCGATCGCTATCGCTGCCATCGTTGCAGTGCT